CCTAATAAAAACCCCCACTAAAAGCACAACAGAGCCTCACTGAGATTAACCGTCTCGTGAGGCTTTTTAGTGCCTGAAATTTAAAAACCCCCACTAAAAGCACAACCAACCTTTCCCTATTTCAGGAGTTTTTTCGATGCAGTCCACTCAAGCAGTTCAACGCAATGCCCGCACCTCTAAGCGCCGTCCAGAAGAAGAGATGGAAGCTGTACGGAGCCGTCGCGGCAAGTTGAACAAAGTGCAGCGTCAGGCCCGCCACAACTGGGAGTCGGCAGAATGAGCCAGATTACCGTCCGCACTTCGCACTCAAAGCTCGACAAGAAAACTTTCCGCTTCGACACAGTAATAACTGTTCAAGGTGTGGAGGGTGTCCCCCAGACACAGCTTGTCGATAAGCGCGAACTTCGTTCCCTTCGGTTTATTACAGCCAAGAACGACTCTGACCGCTGTGAGCAGTTTGCAAAGTTCCTGAATGACACCGTTGAGATGAAAGTAAAACGTGCCATTGCCAACACGATCATGAAAGTTCAACTTCTCAGCAAGGAAGCTAAATAATGGCGACTCAAGAAGTAATCATCGTAACTAACCCACATCGTCCTGTGGACTTCAACGAAAAGGCAGTCGCTAAGGTTCTCGAAGAGACCTATTTGATTGCTGACGTTAAAGAAGATGGGGTCCGTTTGAACCTCTGTGTTCGCCCCGATGTAACAGGGGAGTGGGCTACTGACTGGCTGTCTCGGGAAGGTAAGCATTTTCCTGCTTTCCTGAGCAACAACATGGCGCAGCCTTTGGACTTTGATAATCGCTGGTCCGAGTTCTTTGAGACCGACGAGGCACTGTTTCCTGAAGGCTTCATGTTGGATGCGGAACTACGCATTGACGACTTGCCCTGCAAGGACATCGCTGGGACTTTGCGCCGTCATAAAAGCATCGACCTGAGCCGTCTGAAAGTGATCGTTTTCGGCATTGTCCCGATGTCTGTAATTCGGTCCGGTGAGACCTACGACGTGACCCACAGTGTCATGAAGTACCACGCTGAGTACCAAGTGAAGTTGCTCCAAGAGCGCTTCCCTGAAATCGCGTGGTCGGTCGTTGAGTCTCTCGATTGCTTCAGCATGATCGAAGTCGAGACTTTCTATGGCGCAGTCCGTGAGCGGAGGCTTGAAGGGCTGGTGCTGAAAGACCCTAACGGTGTCTGGAAGCGCTCGAAGCAAACCGGTATGTGGAAGATGACCCCGAACGACAACGAGGATGGAAAGGTTGTGGGTTTGGTGTGGGGCTCCGAAGGCCTGGCTAATGAGGGCAAGGTGATCGGCTTCGAGGTTCTCCTTGAGTCCGGCCATGTGGTTAACGCCTGCAAAATCAGCAAGGCGCTTATGGAGGAGTTCACTTCCGCTGTGATGGCCGATACGGATTTCCAAGTGGGGCCTTCTTTTCAATACGGCAACCCGTACCTCGGCCACACCGTGAAGGTCACCTTTATGGAGCGCTACCCGGACGGGTCTTTAAGGCACCCATCGTTCGACTCTTTCCGTGGCATCTCGTCCCCACTCATCAAGGAGTAACTCAATGTCCATTCTTATTGGTGTCGTTTCTGTTGTTGCTCTGGGGGCTGCTGCCTTCTTCGTTATCCCGATGATCGCCCGTGGTCGTCAAGGCTACAAAGAGGACCGCGAGAAGGCCGAAAAGGAGTTCGAGAAGAAAGCTCAAGAGCAGGCCGATGGCCGTGAGCAGAACCGCCGCAACCTGTTCACCAAGGAGTTCGCTGAGACCCTCGATGATGTCCTGAGGAATCCTGAGAGGTACTGCGCCTCGACCGACTACATGAACCGTCACGAGAAGAACCCACACCTCAAGTCATTGGTGGAGATGTTTCGCAACTACGAGCAGACCTTGCGCACCAACCGCTCTCAAGCTGAGCGAATCACGGAACTACAAAAGTCCATCCGAGAGCTTCGCGCTGAAATCAAAGAGGTCCACCGCAAGCTCGAACCATACGCATAACGCCCAACCCTAAGAGCCTCATCGGAGAAATCCGGTGGGGCTTTTTCGTGCCTGAGTTTTAAAACCCCCCACTTAAAGCACACCCAAATCACCTACCCAAAGGAGGTCCCCGCGTGGCCGAAACATTCCTGCACCACAACAAAGGCGTTAAAGCGCTGGCCTATACGGTCCGCATCAATCGGGCCATCAACCACGTAGCCCTGAAGCCATACAACAAGGTTCTCAAGGACGCGACTGACGGGGACACCTTCATCGTGACCAAGGGGACCTGTGCGAACGCCCGCAAGTTGGGCCGAGTGAAGCTCACGTCTTACACCGGCAAGTGGCCTCGCTGTGCGTTGGTCTGGCGGGTCATTAAGGAGGTCGTGAATGACTGACTTGCTGGCCTTAAACAGCATCCGTGGAAAGTCCGGTAAGGACACGCTCATTGGCCTCCTGGAGTCCGAGGGCCGTAAGGTCTTTCGAGTTGCCTTCGCGGATGTCTTGAAAGAGATGTGCGCTCTCGCTATCGCTGGTGGCCCCGGAAACTACGCCACCGAGTTACAGCGCCGGATGCACACCTCGCAGAAGGACGAAGCGATCCCCCTTCTAAGCATCGCGCAGCTCCCTGACAGTCCCTACAAATACTGGGCTTTAGGGAATGTAAGAGAGTGGACAAATCCACGTTCTTTACGGTGGCACTTGCAGACCTTCGGTACCCAATACCACCGGGAGTACCTCGGTAAGCCCAATGTGTGGCTCGACTTGGGAATGCAGCAAGTGTGCGCAGCTCTCGAAGACGGTCGTTATGACCACGTTGTCGTTACTGATATGCGGATGCCTAACGAGTATTCAGGCCTAACGAAAGGCTCGCATACCAAGCAACCAAACCCGCATGCGTTCTCTTGGAGTATCCCAAAAGTGCGCACCGTTCGGATTGTCCGCGACTGGTTTATCTCCGGCGTTGACGATCAGTCCTACCACATCTCTGACATCTCCCTCATGGCGCACCCCTTCGACGCTCTTGTAGTGAATCGACTGGGCGAGCCGTGGGCAATGCTCGACCAACTCAAAGAACAAGGAGTTATCAATTAATGGAAAACGCAAAGAAGACCTTTAAGGCCACCGTGCAGATTGACGACCATGTAGACGAAGTAACTGTCTATGCGGTTAGCCTGGACGCTGCATGGGCTCAAACCGAAACCATGTTTACGCAAGCGCAAGTAACTCGCATTCGGCCTGTAATTGCTCCTAACGTGGACCGCTTCGAGGTGACCCTTTGAATCGCGCCCAAGGCAATGGTCGGGCCAAGCCTGATGGCTTCCTGCACCTTAATAACTACAGCCATGTCCGGCAGTCTGGACTTGCAGGTGTTCTCTACGAACGCTTAATGACCGTGAAGCAACAGGAGCTGGTCGAATTAACGTTGTTAGAGCTTGCGGCAAATCAAGTCCCTGTTACTGAGAGCTACGCCCATTTCAAACACGATGTATGGCGTTTTAAGAAGTCCTTCCTAAAGGACCACTTTATTCACGTTGTCTACTCCGTGTTTCGTTCGGTCCGCAAGTCGGCCGCACAAGAAGTTTCCATGGCTATTAGTCGTGAAGAACTCCAAAGCGAATCCCGCAAGGTTATTCAACCAAGCTTTCGCTGATTATATAAAAACCCCCACTTAAAGCAGACCATCCCGAGATTATGTTTCTCTCGGTGGATTTCTGCGTCCTGAATTTGACAAGGAGGCATAACTAAATGGCAGGTCCACGTAAAGAATTTCTCTTCACTCCGAAAGGTATCGCTGAGCCGTACTGCTCGATTCAAAAGCCGGACTACGGCAATCCTGAAAAGGGCTTCGGCAATCCTCGTGGCGAATACAAGGTGAACATTACTTGCTCGTCCGCTGAGGCTCAGCCGATTATCGACAAGATCGTTAAGGCTCATGAAGCCAACTATGCGGCACTGGTGAAGCAGTTCGAGAAAGACGAGCCTGCTTTGCGCGCCAAGTTGCAAAAAGGCAAGAAGTTGCTGGAACCCTACGAGGGCGACATGCCGTTCTTCGAGAATGATGACGGCACTGTAACCTTCAAGATTAAGGGCTATGCGTCGTACATCGACAGCAAGACCCAAGAGTCTAAGCCGCTGGTCCTCAAGGTCGTTGACGCCAAGGGCAAGCGCATCGAGAACGTCCCGGCCATCTCTGGCGGTTCTGAACTGAAGGTCCGTTTCTCGCTGTTCCCTTATGGCTGGTCCAACGTGGCCGGTGCGTCCGTGAAGCTGCAAATTGACAGCGTCATGCTCATCACTCTGAAGGAGTTCAACTCTGATGAAGGCGACTGGGCAGAAGAAGCTGAAGATGGTGGTTACGAAGCCCCAAGCGCCGAACAAGGCTGGTCTGAGGAAGAGCAGAACCAAGGCCATGCGGGCGAAGCAATTCCGGATGACGATTCCGGCGATTTCTAATAGTGGCCGCTTTCGGTCGCTACGCCGGACCTCGGAGGGCTCCTCAAGCGGCCTTCCGTTCGGGTCTGGAAGAGAAGAACAGCGAACTGATGGACAAGCACGGTATCCCCTACACCTTTGAGCAACATTGGATTAACTACACGATCCCCGCCAGAACCGCTAAGTACCTACCGGACTTCATTCTGGGTAACGGAATAATCATTGAGTGTAAGGGGATATGGGAAGTTGACGACCGCAAGAAACACTTGCTGTTACGTGAGCAGTATCCCGAGCTTGATATCCGTCTGGTCTTCTCATCGAGCAGGGCCAAGCTCTACAAAGGTTCACCTACGACTTATGGGGCGTGGTGTGAGAAACATGGTATTCAATTCGCAGACAAGTTAGTCCCATTGACTTGGATGAAGGAGAAGAAGAAGCAGATACCTGAGGGGATTCTGAAAGAAAAAGGAGCGTAAGTATGGCTCGTGTTCAATTCAACAAGAGGGCAGCAACTAACCTACTCGTTATCCATTGTGCGGCGACCAAACCTTCTATGGATATTGGTCTGCGCGAGATTCGCCAATGGCATGTGCAACAAGGGTGGCTTGATGTTGGCTACCACTACATTATTCGACGCGATGGCACTGTCGAAACAGGCCGTCCTCATGATGTAGTTGGGTCCCATGTTAAAGGTCACAACTCCGACTCTCTGGGGGTCTGCATGGTTGGCGGTATCGACGATGGGGGCAAGCCTCAAGACAACTTCACAGATGCTCAATGGAAAGCTTTGGACCTTCTGGTCTGGGAAACCATTGTTCCGCTCTATCCCGGCGTAACTCTGAAAGGTCACAGAGACCTTGATGCAGGTAAAGCCTGTCCGTCTTTCGATGTAGCCCAATGGGCATATAAGCGAACTCCGGCATAACACCAAGCAACTGTTAGGCGGGCCTTCGGGCTCGCTTTTACAGCAATTTCACCTCTTAAGTTAGGAGGATTATCTATGTCTGTTAATCGGGCAACTTTACAAGGGGCTTTCGATATCGTTCAACTGCTTCACTCTCACGGCATCTCAGCAATCATCGCTGGTGGTGCCGCTCGTGACATCTTCTTTGGAGTTGCTCCTAAAGATGTCGATGTAATTTGCGCTGGCGTCGGCCACGAGAAAGTCACTGAGGTTCTCGAAGGTGCTGCGCTCGACTTCAAGAAATTCCCCAAGTACCACACAGGCTCCGATTCGGACCGTCTGGCAGGCGTCTGGAAGATCGAAGGGTCTGACATCGACGTGATTCTGTACGACACCGACTGCGTGTCTGAGGCAATCCAAAAGTTCGATTACAACCTGAACCAGTTCGCCATCGTTGGGATTCACCGGGGGATCGAAGCGGCCTATGTGCGCTTCATGGGTGACCAACATTGGTCCAATCTGGTCCGCCTGCGTGAAGACGCTCGTGGTCAGCGTGCGGCCAAGATGGAGGAGAAGTGGTTTGACCTTGCGTGGCGACGGGCTACCGGGGAGTCCTTAGAGGCGCCTGTGGGTGGTCCTGATGGACTCTACTGATTACCCCGAAAGCGAGCTGCTGCACAAGGGACCCTGCACGAACGTAGATGAGTGTTCATCCAGCGATGGCATGGCTACGTATTCGGACGGTCACACGTATTGTTTTGTGTGCCAGCACCGCACTCAGGGAGATGGTGCAGAGGGTCACAGTACCCGAGCTAACACCAAGCGCGCCGATGGCACCATGTCGATGCTGGACCATCAAGGACGCTTTCAGGACTTGCCTAAGCGGGGGCTACAGCAGGCCATCTGCAAACAGTACGGATACTGGGTAGGCAAGACCCACAGCGGGAAGAACATTCAGGTTGCTGACTACCGTGACGAACACGGGAACTTGGTCGGCCAGAAGATCCGAGACGCTGACAAGAACTTTTCGTCTACCGGCAAGCACGGTGCTGACTGCCTTTTCGGTAAGCATCTGTGGTCGGGTGGCAAGAAGATCATCATCACGGAAGGCGAGATTGATTGCCTCACAGTGGCTCAGTTGCAGGGCGGGAAGTATCCCGTTGTGTCGCTGCCTACTGGTGCCCCGAGCGCTCGTAAAGCCTGCGCGAAAAACTACGAATACCTCGATACGTTCGACGAAATCATCCTCATGTTCGACATGGATGACGTTGGCCGGGCGGCTGCAATGGATGCGGCTGAGGTTCTTCCGGCTGGCAAAGTAAAAATTGCCGTGTTGCCCATGAAGGACCCGAATGAGTGCGTCATGAACGGCCAGGCCAAAGCCGTGATGGATGCCATGTGGAACGCTGCCCCATTCGTCCCTGACGGCGTGGTCTCAGCGAAGTCCTTGAAGGACCGCATCAAGAACAAGCAGGACATCCCTCGGATTCCACTGGCGGGACCTGCCGAGCTTCGGCGTATGACCAAGGATTCCCGAGCCGGCGAACTGCTTATGGTGACCTCTGGCTCAGGCATGGGCAAATCAACCTTCGTCAGGCAGAACGTCTACAACTGGTTCCAAACGCACGGCCTTGAGGTCGGTGTTGCGATGTTGGAAGAGTCCGTTGAGGAAACCGTTGAGGACCTCGTGGGCTTGCACCTTCGCCGTCGTTATCGCCAGAACCCTGATGGTACGACTGAAGAGGAGTTCGATGCGGCCTTCGACGCCATCTTCGAGACGGACAAGCTGTTCCTCTATGACTCTTTCGCGGAATCCGTAGAAGACCGCTTGATGTCGAAGCTGCACTACATGGTGAAGGGGCAGGGCTGCAAGGTGATCGTGCTGGACCACATCTCGATTGTGGTTTCAGGCATGGATGACAACGGCGATGAGCGCAAAACCATCGACCGCCTCATGACCAAGCTGAAGACCTTCGCCAAGACCAACGACATCCTCATGGTCGTTATCTGCCACCTGAAGAACCCCGAGAAAGGCAAAGCCCACGAAGAAGGCCGTCAGGTCTCCATCACGGACCTGCGTGGCTCTGGGTCTCTGCGTCAACTCAGCGACACCATCATAGCCATGGAGCGAAACCAGCAAGGGGACTTCCCCAACGTGGTCACGATCCGGGTCTTGAAGTGCCGCTTCACTGGGGACACTGGCGTAGCTGGTTACCTCATTTACAACAAAGAAACTGGATGGCTCGACGAAACGCCTGACGGCTGGACACCTGAAGGTGAGACCGGCTGGGTAGGCGAAGAGGAAGAGCCAGCAACCACTAACGACTTTTAAGGAGACTCACATGACCATTATCAAACTGTACAAATTCGCCCTGGTGAAACTGGCTGCTGCTCTGAAAGCTGCGGCGGGCAAGCAAGCCCACGAGCATCAAAAGCAGCTCACCTTTGCTCGCAATGCACAGACTGCCGCTGAGGCTGCTCTTGCCGCGTCCAACAAGCTGGCCGAAGAGGCCCGCAAAGTTTCCGCTCTGATCTAAGAGTGACTCAAGGGTCTCCGTTCTGGGGACCCTTCGTTCAACCTTAATTCAAACACCCAACCCGTCACCAATTCCTTTGGAGGATTCACTGTGGACAATCAAAAAGTACGCGCACACCTGCGTAAAGGTGAACTGGCTGTAACGCTGCTCGAATCGCTGGGTTACTCCTACAACGAATCGAAA